TCACAACCAGGATTTCTAGATGTGAAATAGTTTTTAGCCGCATTGTCGACCTGAGCTTTTGTGATCTCATGATCTCCATTACCTTGATTAGTATTTTGAAAATCACTTGAGAAATCTACAGGTCTCAAGTTTTTCTGAGAATATGAGTTGTAGTACATTGACTTAACGACGTCGCCAAACACGTAAATCTCTTGCTGATCATTTCCATTACCTGTACGTTTAGTGTACTTAGCATAAGGTAGAATCGCTGTGAATTTACCTTTGAATGATACCTGGGTCTTAAAGTTCTCCATATTCTTTCCTAAACGAATAGTAGTAACATTTTGTTTACCACGATTTCTAAGGAAATGAATATAGTTGTTTGTCCGTTTTATCTCGCCTCGCCATAAGTCGATAAGGGAACCTTCTTCCCCAGATAATACACTTTGCATATTCCGAAGAAGAAACTCGAAGTCTTTTAGGTTATCGGTTATGTCTGTATAAAACTCATAAGGAACTGCTTCTGGACCACCAACAACATTTTGTTTAGCCAGCGCAAATGCTGTAGCCGGAGTACCTTTACCTTTAGCCGCTTTTACCAGCATACCATTTAGGTCATCCGTGATTGTCACGCATTTAGCTTTTATTGTCTGGTCTTTGGTATTCTTTTCTACCTCATAAATACGAAATGCATGAGGTAAGTCAGTATCATTAGGCTTGGCGAGAATATAACGGTTCTCTTTGATTTCATTAAACCACTGACCACTGTATGGATATGTGAGTTCTAACTCGAATTCTCCATTACGAACCTCATGAACCTCACACTCAAGAGCGTCCCACAATACACCAATACCATTCGACTCAAAGTCTCGTTCATATTGTTCATAAAGTATAGGTCTCATAGCAGATCCCTCCATCTTGGAATCATTTCAACAGTACTAATTGCACCATTCCAATTGATTTGTACCGATTGTTCTGAGGGCATATGCCAAAAGTCCTTTGATTTACATTTATGATTTGCGTTTGTGATAACCCCATTGTTGTTACGATAAACAAAGTAGTTCTCACAGTCGATATAGATGTTTCCTTCTACACCTGTGAATATCATCTTCTTATATCCAACAGTCATATCCAAATCGCCATTACCAATTATACGGAATAATGGTTTGGCATCGGACATTCTAGGGTTTCGCATCCAACCTGCTTTAGGAATATTCCACCAAGAGTCAATAGTATCCACATAATACTTATATGGTTGTACCTTGATCTTGAGTTTGAATACCATGGCGCCGTTATAATACCATTTGTTTTCAAATGTTGGAGCTTCCGTAAGTATACACAAATATACCTTTTCGGGGTCAAAATAAGGAGTCATCTTAAACTCGTATTGACCAAACTTGAAGAATTTATAGATCCGATTTCGAGCTGTGGAAATAGCTGCAGGATCGTCTACTCTTCCTCCATGATAAAGAAGAGTAAGTTCTACTTCTGTAGCTTCATATCCTCCATCATCATAAATCAAGAACCCATCAT